AAAATATGAAAGTAAAAGAAATAGAGGGTAAGATAGGTACACTATCAAATCCTAGCAAGATGCCTGCATTTGGCTGGGGTATATCTGCTAAACATTGCAAGACAGGTGCAAAGCTAGCCAAAGTTAAAGGCACTATCTGCCATTCTTGCTACGCATTAAAAGGTAGATATGTATTTAAAAATGTATTTAATGCACACGAAGTAAGAAGAAAAGCAATAGAACTAAATGAGTGGGTAGACTATATGGCAGAACTACTTACTCAAAAATATAAAAACATAGATAAATCAAAGAGATATCACAGGTGGTTTGACGCTGGTGATATACAATCTTTTGGTCACCTAATGAAGATATTTGAGGTGTGTGAGCATACACCACATATAAAGCATTGGTTAGCTACAAGAGAGTATCAGATCATAAAAGATATTGATGTAAAAGATGTACCAAAGAATTTATGTTTGCGTGTATCAGCAATCAAGATAGATAGCCAACCACCTAGTTTCTGGAAGTGGACATCTGGTGTACACAAAGATAAAAAGGCAATAGGTAGGGAATGTCCTGCATATAAACAAGGTGGAGAGTGTAAGGATTGCCGTGCCTGTTGGAGTCGTAAAGTTAAACAAGTAAGTTACAAGGAACACTAATGATAACATATAAATTTATAGCAAATGATAAAACACAAGATATAAAAGCAATGAGTTTAAAAAAAGCAATGAAGTCTTTTCAAGATGACAAGGCAAAAGAAGTTACTGTAGAATGGGTAAGTAAAAAAGGTAATGTAAGTTTTTATTCTTATAAGTTACCATATAAAACTAGAAAAGAAAGAAAAGGCAAGCTGTGACATTTGAGTTTAAACACCCAAACTATTATAAGAAAA